AAATATATAGTGGAGACGCTGGAGATACAACTCCTTCAAGTATTAGATTTGTATTAGATGATTTACAAACAGAAGGATTTAATGATTTATATAACTTAGCGGTATTGCCTTATAATTCTACTCGTAAATTATTTTATGGAGCGTCTAAATATATCACAGATGATTTTATAGATGAAATGACAGCTGAAACACCAAAAACAAGATCATTAGATCATCTTGGTGGATATTATATAGCTGATCATAGCGATGTAAACGATGCTTTAACACGTATAGAGGCACTAGAACAAGAAATTTGGGAGCCATATAATAACGCGTTACAAAGATATGAACAAAGTGTTCGCTATCGTTTGTTTACATTAGAAAAAACTTCAGATGAACATACAGAAACTTTAGAAGAGCATGACGAGCGTTTAACCGTATTAGAAAATAATAAAGTTAAAAAAGAGACTTCAATTAATGGTTATACTTTAGGAGATACAGCTAACAAAGATGAAATCAAAACCATTGATTTACAAACCGGAGATATTGAAGAGGGATTGGGTCTTGGTTCAAGTACTAATTTATGGTATACGGAAGAAAGAGTTAGCGCCAATGAAGATGTGGCGCTATCTACTGCCCACAGAAACACTAAATCCGCAGCTGATAATGCTGAAGGCCATGTGGTAGTAAACCCTCATAATCTTTCTACAGATGACATTAATATTTTAGAAAATACTCAAAAGGTATTTGTAACACCAGAACAAGAAAGACGTATTAGAGCAGATAAATTACCAGATGACACTATTCAAGCCTTGGCTGATTTAGATGCTAAAAATATAGATAGCGTAGCAATAAGTACAATAGAAGGTAATTCAACAGCATCAACAGGAGCTATTAATAATATTGGGAATATAACTGGTATTCGCTTCTATGAAGACGGGGTTAATCTTGAAACCACTTCAGATGGCACTACTTTAATAGTTGAATGTAAAGGACAAGTGGACGAAGACACCGTAATGCTCCGTAATGTATATGCGCGTCAAGAAATGCAAGATCCTACTAATCCAGAATTAGTTGGAGCAGTAGACAAAGCGTTAACAGCCTTTGCGGCTTATGGTATTCATGGAATAGCTTCTGCAGGAGCCGACAAGTTTTATGGTACAGATGAAGAAGGAATTCCAGGTATTTATGATATAGCAAAATATATAACTACGGCAGATGCAAGTGATTATGCAGATATTGATCAAGTCACTTTTGCTCCTATGGAAGGTTCTATTCAAGAAAAACATTTATCAACGGAGTTATTAACAAAGGTTGAAAATAGTTTTCATACAGTATATGATGATGGAACATTAGTAAGTGAAAATGTAAATGCTATTAATTTTGGTGATAATTTAGACGTTCATATGGATGGCACTACGCTAACAGTTAATGCAACTGGCGAAGGCACAGAGAGTGGTGTAACTAATTTTGCTAACTTAGAAGACGTTAGTGTTATTTATACTGGTAATGCCGGTAAAACATTAGTTGTTAATGAGACAGAAGATGGAGTTGTTTTAGCAGATACTCCATCATTGGATGAGTATATGCTTGAGTCTGTATATGTTGACACTAATGACGTCACTAAAGTGCGTAAAGCAGTACAAGCGGATGGAGCGACTTTAGCCGATACGGCTACAAACGCGTTAGCTGTTAATACAAAAACAGTTGATGATACACAAACTACGGATGCTGTATTATGGACAGCATCAAAAATTGTTTCAAATACATCTTCACAAATAATTAATGAAGGTGTAAATACTTATAGTGGTACTTCTGTACCTAGTGATTCATTAGGTAAAAATGGAGATATCTATATATTAATAGAAGGTTAATGGGAGGTGAAATAGGTGGCAACACTTTATGGTACTAAAAGATATAATGGAGCTGGGACCTGTTGGTGGCGTCTTCGCGTAGACTACAGTGGAACGAGTGCCACCGCTTATGTTGATGTAGGACCATCTGGATGGTCTATTTGGTTACGTTTCACCACAGGTACAAATACCTTTCAAAAAAGTGCTAATACTTATTATGCAAGTAATAATGGAACTAACACTAATAAATTAGGGAGTACGACCATTAGCGAAACCTCAAGCACTACTATAACTCAAACTTGTTCTGGTAGTGAATGGGGAGGAGATGTTAATGCATCATCAAGCGTAACTATTCCTGCACAGAAAGCTTATTATAATTTAAACATTTTAACTCCAAGTGGTGGTGAACCTGCTGACGGAACGGCTGGAACAGTAGAGTGTTCTATTAATAGCGGCTCTTATTCAAGAATAAATAATGAGGCAGCAAATTATTATGCAATAGGAACAACTTTTGCCTATCGTAATTTTAGTGCTCCAACTGGGTGTCACTTATCTAGTGTTAGTGGTACAAATTCAACCAGTACTTCTGGCCCTTGGTCTCTAACCTTAAACTCAAGTACAACAGTTAGTTTTAAAACAGCTTGGAATACATATAAAGTAAAATATAATGCTAATGGTGGTAGTGGTTCTATGTCAGATACAAGCGCTACTTATGGCACCGCATTTAATTTACGTTCTAATTCTTTTACTAGAACTGGATATACGTTTGCGGGATGGGCAACAAGTTCTGGGGGTTCTGCTGTGTATAGCGATGGTGCTTCTGTTAATAATTTAACAACAACCAACGGAGGAACGGTTAATTTATATGCTAAATGGAATGTTAATTCATATTATTTAGATTTGAATGGACGACTTGATGGCACCTCTTCCGGAGGTATTTCACCTCATGGATATGCTACAGTTACGGTAGGAGGTTCCAACAAGGGTTCTGTTACAGATTATTATACAGCTCATCCTTATGGGACATCATATAGTATCAGCAACATTGGTGCCAACTGGGGCTATCAATATAATGGAGTTTATAGTGGTAGTTTAAGTGGTAGTATAGGGGCTAGCACTACGACTGTTGTGTTAAACTTTTCAACCAAAAAACCATGGGATGTTAGTATTACAGGAACTGTTACAGGGCCTTTTGGCATAGATTTAAATTGGTCTGCGACCGGAATTAATATAAGCAATTATACCGTATATGCTAATGGTACGCAGATTTATAGTGGGACAGGAACGTCTTATTCCTTTACAGCAGCAGAAGAAACAACCTATAATTTTTATGTTGTTGCCACAAATATTGGCGGTAGCACAACTAGTAGTACGGTTACTTATACGACTCCAGCTGATCAAGCCAAGATTAGAATTAAAAAAGGTTTACCAGTAGGATATGAAAGATTAAATTATATTGAAGCAACTGGCACTCAATATATTGATACAGGAATCATGATGAAAACCTCTACAACTATAGATTGTCGCTTTGAAGTGATAGACAGAGTTAGTGATTATTTATTTGGGCAAGAGCAAAACAGCAGCGCCATGATGTATAGTGGTTTATATAATGCTCATACATATGAATATGGATGGGATGCTTATAGTTTTCCAGCAGCGGATTTTATATATATGACTCAACGTATTGATGGTAATACATTAATTACTAATATTAATAACTCAAGTTTTAGCATGCCAATCAATACTACACTACCAACCTACACAACAAAAATTTTTAGATGTAATGACAATCGACACTATGATGGAAAAGCAAGAGTATTCTTCTTTGTCATAAAAGAAAATGGAAATCCAGTAATAGAGTTATATCCATGTAGAAGAACAAGTGATTCCGCAATAGGAATGTATGATATTATAGGCAATAAATTTTATCCTAATTTGGGAACAGGAACGTTTGGATACGGTACCATTACTGATTGGGTAAAAGGAAAAACATATTATAAAAAGGACGGACAATGGGTTAGAGCAAAAAAAATTTATAGAAAAGTAAATGGACAATGGAAAATTGGCTCTAATTATGATAATTAGGAGGGATGAAAGATGGCTACATATCCAATTAAAATGATGATAGATGAAAGTGGACAACCTTTTGTCCCTCTTACATCTTTAGATGCGGTTATTGGAGAGAAGAATCTTCAATATATAATTGATGCCACAGAAACATCCGCTGGGCATTTTAATATTATTATTAAGGATGTAACTTTAGATAAATTAAAAAACACCGTGGTGGTTGTGCGTTGGCCTCAAATTAATTCAACAGTAAAACCATCTTATTTACAATTAAACGAAGAAAGTGAAGTACTTCTATACAATGGAACGGGTACTGAATATTTAGACTTGGAAGATGCCTCTAATACTGTTAATATGTTGGCATATGATGGGGAAAAATGGATTTTAACTTCAGGAGCTGGTTCTGGTTCTGGCCATGTTATTACTGATGCAGATGGGAATACCATGGAACAGCAAAAAGTATTAAGTTTTGTTGGTTTTAATGTAGAGAATGATGCGGCCAATAGGGCTACTAAAATAGTTAACCCAACACCAATAAACAATTTAACAACAACAGAAAGTGGACAAGGAAGCCTAGACGCTTACCAAGGGAACATATTATCTAAGCGTAGCGTTCCTGCGGGAGGAACTAAAGGTCAAGTTTTAGCCAAAAGTGGGAATGGAGATCATCAACTAGAATGGATTAATCAAGACTCAGACGATGTTATCACTAGTGATGGGTCTGTAGATCAAATTATTAGTCTTACTTATGCAGAATATAAAGTCCTTGAGGCGAACGGCGAGGTTAGTCCAACTACTCAATATGTTATTAATGATGTGTCTGAAAAAGAAAAAACATTTATGACAGATGAAGAAGTACAAACATTAATTAATAATACAATTGAAGAAAGTAAAAAGAACTTGGGCACAATTACGGTAGATGAAGTAGTTAATAAAAATCTTTTTAACGTTTTTGGTGTGAATACAAAACATGGCAATTTTAACTATAGAGTCGAATTAGATGGAAGCCTTTATTGTCCAGCTTTGAGTGGTAATGGTGGATATATATTATATGAAGAACGATATAAAAATGATGGAACTTATGTATTATCTTATTATAGACAATCTAACACTCTAACCAGACTAATGTTTAGATGCTATAATGCTGCTGGAGAAATTATGACAGTGGCTGACGTAGGTTTGGAAGGTTTTACACACAATTCCATTTATCAAGGCTATTGGTGTGATTTTACTGACAGCCGAGTATCTCTTACCCTAAATTTTAATCCAGATGTAGCTTACTTTCAAATAGGCTTTGTTGGATTAGAATATACAATTAAAGATATAATATTAAGTAGAGGGGTAATAGATTTTGATTTTGTACCACAAATTAATTATGGGGTATGGAGTGGTTATAATGATAATGGTCATTGGATTAAATATGCGGACGGTACTTTAATATGTAGGCATACTGTTGACCTGGGTTCTTGTACTTTTGCATTATATAGTGGTGGCTTATTTACAGACCAAACAAATGAAGGTTTTTTTAGTTGGACATTTCCACAACCTTTTATTGATAGGAATACTAGTATTCAGGCTACAGCAATGTCAAGTGCCTATATGTGTACTTCCAGTGGTGGATTAAACAGTGATGCAACTGGCGCCAATATTTATTATCATACTAATTATGCTTGTAGCGTAAATGTGGCACTGAGTCTAATAGCCATAGGTAGATGGAAATAGGAGGTATAAATAATGATTTTACAAAATGGAAAAAGAATTGATGGATGTAGTGATACCGTACCTGTTGGTACTTTACAACCTTATCTTGGTTTAGTGCCTCCTAAGGGGTACTTGGTGTGCCAGGGACAATTGGTAAGTAAAACAACTTATTCAAAATTATATGAGATTTGTGGAGACACTTTTGGTACTTCCACAGAAACTCATTTCTATTTACCAGACTTGCGTGGGAAGACATTAGCCGGGTACGACGAAAACGATACGGCCATGAATACTATTGGTAAATTACTTGGACAAAAAACCCATGTGCATACAACAGGAAATCATACTTTAACTGTTGATGAGATGCCTATCCACAAACATAACTTTCAATCTATTTCTGGAAGTAATGGGGGAGATTTAGGAGACTACACTTTAGAATATTTACTAGAAGAAGGAGACGCTTATCCTGGGCATCCTGGTGTTGCAACTAGTGGAGACTGGGGTAGTTATGGTACGCTATGGATTACAGAGACTGGAGGTTCACAACCACACAACCATGGTGACACCGGTTCCAATACAAATTATCAACCAACAATCACAGTTAATTGGATAGTAAAAGCTGTAATGTTAATACCTGATTATATAATAGTTGAAGATACTTTAAATAGTGATAGTACCGTGGATGCACTAAGCGCAAGACAGGGCAAACTACTCAATGAAAAATTTGTAGATTATGCTACAAAAAGTGAAATGATACAGTATCTTCCTTTAAGTGGTGGATCTTTGTCAGGAGTTCTTACCCTAAGTAAAAATTTATATATGACACAAGATCTATATGGGATGGATGCTCAAAACTCAGATATAATTGGTCTTAACGCTTTGTATTGGGCAGACCGTTGTGATTCACAGTCCGAGGGAATTCATTTTTACAGAGAAGAAGTGAACGGAGTTGCTAAATATGATACCTTATGTGGATATAGAGGCGAAGTACATTGGATACCAAATAATGATACAGATACCTCTGTGACGAAACCAGAATACATTCTTTTGGGTACTCACAATACAGATGATTATGTTGTAGAACAAGGCACTGTCTCTGGATGGAAATATCGCAAATGGAAAAGCGGAATTACTGAGACCTGGTATACATTGGTAAAAAATACTGCGGTAACCTTGCCAGAAGGAAGCCTTTTTTGGGCTGATTGTGGTATTACAATACCTTCTGGTCTATTTTCTAGTGCGCCTGTTGCTACTGCTAGTGTAGGTACGGCAGGAGGTCGTGGAGCTTATTTGGCCTTCGGTAACTTCGGCAAGACTTTTATAGAGGGATGGATATTTA